AAACCCGAAGGGAGCGTTGGTGTTGGCCATCGCTTGTCTCCGATTGGGTTGACCGCAGAGCGCCCCGAGGCGACACTAACGATCGTTTGCTGGTGAAAGACCGCCGCACCGGGCAGCGGCAAAACGGAATGGAGCCGATTACTCGACGGCGATCGGCTCGTAACTCTTGTGGATGCTCGCCATGGGCGCGCCCTTGTTGGTGCGGGCAAACTGCCCGTCCGGGGCCTGGCCCAACTGGGCTTCCTTGGTCCACACCGCGAGCTTGGCGCTCTGGCGCTCTTCGGCGCGGGCTTCCTCGGTCAGTTCGACCGGGCGCTCCATCAGCACCTGCCCCTCGCGCTCGATGGCGCCCTTCCAGCCCGGAGGCATGAATTCGGGATGCCGCGATACGTCGACCGGTTCCCATCCCTGCTCGCGGACCATGACGTCGTAGGAGGGATCGTTGGCCCCGTAGACGGCCTTGCGCTTCCATTCGTAGGTGGACCCGTCCGGGATGAGATGGGCCGGGATGGCGAACTTATCCTGGGCGATCGTGCCCTTGCGCTTGCGCTCGCGGACGGGCTTGCGCATCGGTGCGCCGTCATCGGCTCGGGCAAGCCGGGGGCGGCCGGGGCCGCGGTGGCCCTCGGTTTCGTTGTCCATGGTGGTGCCTTTCCTAGTGCTTGGTAATCTCGCCGGACTTTTCCAGCGCGAGCTTGTTGCGCGCGTATTCCGGGTAGGAAATGCCGGCAATGTCGGCCGCTTCGCGTTCGCGCGGGCTCAGGGTGTAGGTCGAGCCAGGGGTCCGTCCGGTGGATGCACTCGGGGCGGAGCGGCTCGGCGGCGCTGCGGGGGCGGAAGCCGGGGCGGCACGGCGCTGCGGCGGCGGCGTCTCGGGCTCGGCAAAGCCCATGCGCTCGTTGATGTAGTCGAAGTATTCCGGCGTGTCGGCGTCGAGGCCCTCAAGGTCAACCGCGGCCTGGTGCGCGGCACCGAGCTTGCGGAATTTCCCGGCATCGCGGATCACGTCGGGATGGCTGTCCACCCACTGCCGGGACGCCGGGGAAAGCTGGTTCTTCCAGTTCGCCAGCGCATCGTCCGGAGACGGCTGTTTGGGAGCATTGCGCTCATGCTCGATCTGCTGTTCGAGTGCGGTCTTGCCCTCCTGCAGCCGCTGGCGCTTGGTGGAAAGCTCCATGAGCTGGTCGGTCAGGGATTCCTCGGCCTCGAAGTTCCCGCCCTCCAGCGCGGCACGACGCTGGGCCTTCAGGTCCCTGATCTGGGCCGCGTTGGCTTCCATCGCGTTGGAGATGGTCGCGAGGCGGGTGTCCGAAAGCTCGGCCTTGCTCTGCCGGCTCTCGGCCTCGTACCGGCGGCGTTCCTCGGCGGCACGCTGTTCGGCGGCTTCGGCACGACGGTCGGCCTCGGCCTTCTCGCGCTTGGCAGCATCGAGCTGCGCCTGCATGTCGTCTTCGGGGCTGGGCTCGGCTGGGGCTGCGTCACCACTGCCGCCGGCCGGCTCTTCGGCCGCAAGATCAACGGTAACGGGCTCGGGCTGGTCTTCCGGAAGCGCGATATCCTCGATATCGTCTTCCGGCTTGGTCTTGTCGGATTTTGCCATTGTGCCTTCCTTCAGTAGATCGCGGCCGGATCGCTGACGGTCATCTTGATGTCAGTGTCCTGCACCATGCGGCAGTGGACGCCACGGATGTCGATCGACCAGCCGTCGGAGTTGCGATAGACCACGCAGTCGCCGGGCTTGACGTCCTGGTCCCTGAAATCGGTCTGGGCGTCGGAGACGAAGGCCAGGGGGCCCTTCTTCAGCACGAAGCCTGTCTTGCCCTGCCACTTGTCTTCGTCGAGGGTCTTGTCGGCGAGGTAGATGCCGCTGGCGGTCTTTTCGGGCCGTATCCAGATGCCGACGAGAATCCAGTTGGCGTAGATATTGAGGTCGTCGATGCCCTCGATGCTGGCGAGGATTTCGGCGTAGGAGGTCTGGGGCTTGCTCTTGGCCATCAGTTCACCTCCACGCGCTGCAGCACGTAGGGAAGCGATCCATTGACGGTCTGCCGCTCGATGGGATCGAACTGCTCGCCGCGCGTCTCGGTCAGATAGTTGAGATGTGCCCGAGAATGCGGGCGCTTGTAGTAGCTCACGCCATTCTTGCCATGAGCCATGATGATGCTGCCGCCCGTCCCGGTATCGCCGGGGCGGAACGTGATGCCTTCGACCATTTTGCCTTCTAGCCTTCCGGGCGATCCTGCCCGAGTATGTCGCGCGCGAGGTTTTCCATGATCCCCAAGGCCGCGCGCATGCCCTGGATTTCGCCAGCCTGCTTGAGGTAGCGGGACTGGTCTAAAATGCCTTCCGCGATGGAATCCTTGCGGGTTTCGATCTCGGCGTGGATCTGGGTCCGCGCTCGGTTGAGCAGCGTAATGTCAGAGCCGACAAGGATGGGCATTCAGTCGCCCATCATCCCCAGCAGGCGCTCGGCATAGTCGCGGGGCGGACGAGCGGCGAAGTTGCGGGGGAGTTCGCGGGGGTCGCCGACCGGTTCCGGAGAGCCACCAGCAAAGCCGAGCCATCCGACTGAGGACACCAGCTCGCACTCGCGCAATTTTTCGCCATCAACAATGTACATGCGCCCGTCGGGGCCAACAAAATAGGTGCCATAAGGAAGGGTGATGTCAGTCACTTCTTCCCCCGCTGCAATTCGGCCTTCTCAAGCCGACCCTCTCCCGAACCGGCGCCTGCGGTCATCTTGACGCGGCCACCACGCTTGCGGCCCATCATCGGCGGCGCAGGCGGCATACCGGGGCCAGCAGCACCCAAGCCGGGTGGCAACCCCTGCGGTGCCGCGGGAGGGGCAGCAGCCGCAGGGGGCACCGCGCCAACGCCGGGGGAAGGCATTCCCGGCGCCGGGGTTCCGTGGCCGGAGGCAACGATCACATTGACGGTCGTGCCCTTGGATTTCTTCACTGCGCCGCCGGACGCATAGCCGGGGCGATCCAGACGCTTCGATGCCCTCTTGCCGCCGACAGGAGCTTCCGGCTTCTGCACACGGGAGTGCACCCGGTCGCCATCGCGGTATTCGTCGGCATAGCCGCCCTGAGCCTTGCCCTGCGTGCCATCACCGGCCGGCAGGACGTGGCCCAGCCCTTCATCCTCGCCGAGGGTTGCAGTCCTGATCTTGAGGCCCATGCGGGCCATCTTGTCGTCCTGCGAGCGCTTGGCTTCGTCACGCATGCTGGCCATGGGCAAGCTCCTTTTCGTCACGGAACGGGTCGAGGTCCATCCGTCCGTAGAATTTCAATTTGCAACCGTGACCTTTGCTGGTCACACAGGTGACGTTGGCGTAGTCGCCAAAATAGCACCAGTAGAGCGTGCCGCCGCACTCCGGGCAGGTCATTGGGAGGTAATCCCTGATCTTGCGCGGCTTCGACAGGATATTGACCGCCACAGCCCGCAGGTGCTCTTGAGCCGGGGGATTGACACGCTCGTGCGGCGAGTTGCGCTTGTGCTCTACCGTCTCGATGAGGTGAAAGACCACGCGCTCGAAGTTATCGGCGTTCCCCACATGCTCGCGCAGCAGGGAGAACCATTTGTCGAGGTCCTCGCGGGACTCGTAGCCCTGCGGATAGTCGATCTTGTGCACGCCTTCACTCCGCTGCCGGGGCGAACTGCCCCAAATCTGTCTGCGCTTCCTGATCAGAGCCGGGGTGCTCGATGATGTCGCTCACCAGCCCCATGGCCGCGATCTTCTCCCGGCTCACCCGCTCCGCTGCCTGATCCGCGCTCTCGCGCTGCTGCATGGCAACTTTCACGGCACGGTCCTGCTGATCGTTGGCGATCTTCTGGTCCTGCATTTTGGACTTTCCGACCATCTCCAACAGCTTGGGATCGGGCTGGGCTGCCGATGGGGGCGCCTTGGCAAAGAACCGGTCAGGATCAGCCACGCCGGCTTGCTGCATCACGTAGGTGTCAACTTCCTTGATGTCGTACATGGTCGGGTTTTGGGCCGCGAGCTGCTTCACGCCCATTGCTCGCATCAACCGGTGCATCTGGCTCGGCGTGTTCGGGTCCGCCATTGGAACGATGGAGGCATTATCCAGCGCATCGAGGAACTTGTCCTCGTCCCAGGTCACTGTTCCCTTGCGATTGACGGCATCGACAAAGGCCTGCGGGTTCTCCCGGAAGCACTGCTTCAGAAGCTGGAATTCCTGCGACTGCGCCGCATGGAGCCGCTTGTGCACGGCATCCATCGGCTTCATCGCCTGTTCGATCAGCGCCAGCGTGGTTCCGACCGGCGCGTCCTGCCGCCCCTCGGCAACCTGAACTTCTGCCGTCCCCCCCAGCCTCTGCCCAGTCTGGGCGATATTGTCGATGAACGCCGCGAAGGCTTGCGAGATGTCCTTGTAGGGCAGCGGCATGATAGCATCGCCGATGGCCATGCCGTTGGTCTCGATACCCTTGCCACCACCCGGGGGGACACGCAGCTCGGTCTCGTTCTGCCGTCCGGCAAGCTTCGAATAGAGGAAGCCGGGGAAGTTGGCGAACATCCCGGAATCCAGCAGTTCCCGCCACGCGGCGGTCAGCGCATTCGTGGTATTCCCAAGAATGTGGACGAAGCCGATGTCGTAGAAGCCGAGGCCAGGAACGAACGGGTACTTGACGAACGGCAGCTTCATCAGCTTCCTGTCGTCGTCCTCGTCCCACTGCCGGCGGATTTCCAGAACGAGGCGGCTGTCCTTGTCGATCACCACCCGATACGGAAGATGCAGGCCCGTGGTTTCGCCCTTATCCTTGTCCTCGAACCCGCGGATATCGAGTTCGCAATAGACCTCGTAGATGGTATGGTCGCGATCCTCAGGGATCTGATTGGTCGGGTCGACGCCCTGGGTGTTGTTCTTCTCCTCCTCAACCGGATTGGGCAGCGAGGGATTGGGCGGCCCAACCGGAACATCCCGATAGGCGCCAGCCAACTGCATGCGGCGCAGGGTCGATGGCCGCATCTGGATTTTGTGCGTCACCCGCGCCGAGTTGTGCATGTCGGTCGAGGCGTTCGACACGATCATGTCTTCGGCGCTCACCGACTCCGAAACCGGGCGGCGTCGAATGGGGCAGTTGTAGACCTTCTTGAACGAGCAACCGCGGAAGCCGGTGTAGAACAGCGCCCGATCGGTATCGGGATAATACTCGGTGGCAACGTCGGTCAGGTAGAAGTTGAGCCCATCCTGCAGGGATTCTGCCAGAGCATCGCGATCGGTGGTTTCGTCCCCTACCACATCCACCTTGACCGGCCCGGAAGCCGGGAGCAGTTCACCCCGCGCATTGGCCTGGAAGCGCAGCGTGGCCTCGAGCAACAGCGGATGGCGAACCGTGGACTGCCCAGCTACTGCAGTCGAAGCATCGGCCCCGGTCTGTGATGGATTGTCGATGGTGAGCCCTAGGAGCCTGATGCCCTGTGCCCCAGCTTCCAACCATTCGGCGCGGGACTGTTCATCGGTCTCGATGCCGCGGAGCTGTTCGTCCCCAATCCGCGCGAGTTCGCTATCGTCGAGATATTCCGCCAGGTTGGCGTCGTGCTTGTCGGCGCCTGACTTGTCGCGACCGCGGGCTGGTGGGTTGAAGTCCACAACAACCGAACCGTCATCCAGTTCGGTCTGCATGGCGCCGGTCGCGGGATCGAACGACACACCATCCACGGGACCGTCGATGGTCAGGTCGACATCGATAGCGTCCGGCAATGGCGCTGCCTCTGGCGCAGGCTGCCGCAGGGTGCTGGGCAGCACGAGGCCGGCCGGGAACAGCCCAACCGGTCGAGGATCAGTGGTTGCCATTAGCTCTTGCGCCGCCCCTTAGAGCAAAGTCGTTTCTATCGGACCCGCGAAATCGCGAGACCCGGCGGGTTGATAGGCCCCGTTTCCGGCAATTTCATTCTACGCCGGATAAAGCGGCGCCACTCGGCCGCTGCGGTGCTGCATCAGATATTCGTCGTCGCGCTGCATCTCGGCGCCATGGACTGCGAGCCCAATGTCGCGGAGATGCTTCAGGGCCTGTGTGCAAGTGTCCGTCAAATCATCGTGCGCCGAGCGTGGAAAGCTCGCCATCTGCGAGATCACCTTGTCGGCCCACTCGCGTGATGTCGGGGCGAAGATCATTTCATCCTCGAACAGCGGCTGCACGGCATAAGCCCGCGCCGTCTTCTCTCGCTTGGGATCAATCAATTGAACCGCGAAGCCCTCGCCGGCATGCAGGCGGCGCATCTCCTGTGCCACACTAAGGCCGTTAGCTTTAGCCTCGATCAAGAGCCGATCCACCCTGAACCGCTTGCACGTCGCGGCCGTCTCGGTCACCAGCGAGTGGATGTCGAGGCGTTTCTCCCAAGCCGACATCAGCATGATCTTGGGCAGGCCATTGCGGTCGCGCCACAATCCCCAGATCGTCAGGGCCGACGGGTCGTTGATTTCCTCTTCCGTGAAGGCCCCATCGAACGAAGCCACAACATACTCACACGGAGGAAAGACAACCTTGCCGCTTTGCACGCAGCCGTGCTGGGCCGCGGTTTCCTCGTTCCAGTCCTGCCACCAGTGGCGCTTGAAAATACCGCCTCCACGGGGCTCGGGACGCTGCTGCAACTGGCCCGCAGAGCCATAGGAGCCGAGCGACCGTTCCAACCTCGCCAGCGACTCGTCATCGAAGCGGTCAGGCGACAATATCTCGCCGTCCTGTTCGCGAGGGTCTTGCCAGCCAATCGAGGTGACACAATGCCGGTTGTTCTCGTAGCGCGCCGGCAGGCACAGATGAGTCCAGTCCTCATGGTTGTTGGACAGAATGTGTCCAGTCAGGTCATCCTCGTGCAACCGCTGCATGATGATGACGTAGGCGCCGGCCTTCGGGTCGTTGAGGCGCGTCGACATGGCCTCGTCCCACCAGGACACCATGGCCTCGCGCATCGCATCGGAATCGGCGTCCTGTGCATTGAGCGGGTCGTCGACCAGAATGATCGAGCCACCCTCACCAGTCAGGCTGCCACCAACCGAGGTTGCGATCCGGTAGCCGCCATGGTCGTTCTCGTACCGCATCTTGGCGTTCTGGTCGCTGGTGAGCACGAAGCGATCGCCCCAGCGCTCCTGAAACCATGGCGACTGGATCAACCGCCTCGATTTCAGCGCATCTCGCGTCGACAGGTTCTGCGAGTACGATGCCGACAGGAACTGCACCTGGGGGCCAGAAAGCGGGCCAAGCTCCCGTTGCGCCCATGTCCATACCGGCCACGCCACGCTGACAATCGAGCTTTTCGAATGCCGCGGCGGGATGTTGATGATCAGCCGGCGGATGTCGCCGTAGGTGACCGCCTCAAGATGCTCCGCAATCGCGTCTAGGTGCCAGCCGTGGACGTAAGGCGCAGGATCGATGTAGCGCCAGCCCTTGCGAAGGAAAAGTCCAAGGTCCTCCTCGCAATCGAGGCGGTCCAGCTCAAGAAGCGCCGCTGCCGGGTTCCTTAGCGCGGCGGCCAAGGATTGCTCTAATTGCGTCACGCTCATCAGGGTCTAGATCAGAGAGGTCCGGCTTGCGTTCGGTCTGGATGGGGCCGCCGTCCTTGCCGGTGTGCTCGTTGACAACGCGGTCCGCGAAGTCCTCGGGGGCGACATTCTTCAGCCCAAAGATCACGGCCGTCACAGCGCCCGGGCCGCCGCCTTCCTGCGCGATGGCCCGAAGGCGATCTTCCCACCAGAGTGAGCGCTTGGCCTTGTGTTGTTTTACGGCTTCCGAAAACTCTGGAAAATGATCCATCCATTCATTGATGGTCGAGCGAGCAACGCCAATCTGGCCAGCGAAACTTGTGAGCGAATAGCCGAGTTCGCCCGCCGCAATCACTGCCTGACAGTAGCTGCCCTCGAACTTGGTCGGGCGCCCCGTCGGCATCTTGTCCGCGTCTGGCTTGCGTTCGGTCATCGTGGTCTCAGTTCGTGCCCGCCCGCAGAGGCCTCAGTCCCTGCCTTGGCGCCGGGGCCATTGTCCTGCTTGCCGGTGCGGAAAATGCAAAAAGGCCCGCATGAAGCGAGCCCTCGCGGCGCAAAGCGCCAAACTACCCTCTTGTCGCTGATTTGCCGTACGCGTGTCAAGACGGCACCGGACCAAATCCCCAATGCCCGGCCAGCATGTCGAGCGCGGACAGCAATCCCGTCACCTCTCGCATGACCTGGCGCCGGTTGCGCTCGCCGGATGGCATCACATCGGCCCCGTCCTCACACTTGATGCACAAGACCACGCAGGCGATGATGCGGTTGGCACGCTCCTCACCCAGGAACTTGATAGCCTCGGCGATCCTCCAGCCGCGGTCGATCTTGGCCGCCATGCCGCTATCGTGGGCAATGGGGCTCGTATCGACCTGAACGCGGCTTGCATCCATGGCGGGCGATCCACAGCCATAGAGGGCTTCGTACATGGCCTTGAAGACCTCGGCGGCCTTCTCGTGGTGCCGTTCCCTCCGCCGGACGTAGCAGAGCGCCCCGATGCGGGTAAGGGCGTTCTCTGTAGCCCATACCTTGCCAATGTCTGGATTTTCTGGTCGTTTGGCGCGCTGGTACAGGTACTCGCTATCGCTCATGCTGGGGTCGTCCACCTTGCGGCTTCTGACCTCCACGAGCGATTCCTTGACCGGCGGGGCTAGAATGCCCGTGGCACCCGTCACGCGGCGCTGGCCACGAATATAGGTCCGGTGCTGCTCACGCGCGCGGATCGTCGCTTCGTCTTCGACTGCGGATTTCCCCAAGTGCCGATTGCCCCTATCTAGAACTGCGAGTTGCGCCATTTCAGTTCACCCACGCTTCGTCGGGATCGATGCCGGCAATGGCAGCGCCCTCGATGAATTTCTGGTCCTTCTGGTCCCAGATGCCCCATCCCGAGCCACCGGACGAATAGGCTCGGGCCCGATAGCGGAATTTCGCTGCCCGGTGCGCCGCCGGCGTTGGGAATGGGAAGGTTGTGTTGTCCCATACGCGTCGGACGATCCGGTCGATCTTCGCCTTGTGGCTCCCCATGTAGCCCTATTGCCCCTGTTTGCTATTCGTGATCACAACCTAGCATATTTTCCCCGCATCCGTGCTCACTTTTTCGCTTGACGCCGTGCTCACTTTTGAGCATATTGGGGTCATCGAAACACGGAGATGACAAATGACCACCACGAACCGCGGCAAGATCGTCCTTCGGAATGGGAACTTCCCCGGCTATGTCGTCATCGAGAACGCCGGGATGGGTCGGGTCGGCGGCCACAAGGTGACGATGAACTTCCTCGAGGCGAACCGCCGCCATTTCGACCGCAGCCTCGAGGGTGGCAGACTTCCGGTGCTGACAATCAAGACGGCCCGCGTTACGAAATTTATGGCTTATTGCGAAGCGAACGGGATCGATGTTGAGGTGGGGGCGTGAGCCCCCATTGATCTGGGGAGAGAGCGAAGTGACCGCGGCCGAGTTCGCTGACTGGCGCAAGCGCATGGGCTTCAACCGCAAGGCAGCGGCCGAGGCCCTTGGCCTGTCGCGCAATACCGTGCAGAAGTACGAGGAAGGCGTCACGGCCGTTCCCCTGCATATTGCACTGGCGTGTGCTGCGCTGGTGCGAGGCATTGCCCCGTGGCCGCATTGAGCCATCCCCTATTGCCCCTGTTTGGTTTGGTTGAGAGCGGAGCGGAGCCACTCGTGCGTCCTGCCAATCAACTCCATGGCGGCCGGCTCGTCGGTGACCTCGGCCAGTATCTCGGTCAGGCTCCAGAGCACGGAATGCTCCGCACCCGCTGGGCTGAGGTCCTCTACGGCCGCCAGCGCCGATTCCGCCAGGAGACGGATTTTGCCGATGCTGCCAGCCTTCGCCACCACGTATCCCCCCTGCTCTATGGCGGCGAGAGCAGAACGGGCATCATCACGGGCGGCGTTCATGGCTTCCTCGTGCTCGGTCATGAAACCAAACGGCTCCATCTCCCGTGCCATTGCCTCGATAAGCTTGTCTTCAGGCATGGTCACACCTCAGCAGAAATTGTTGAGCACGCTGCTGGCAATATCTCCCCAGAAGCCGCTGCTCGAATTGGACTGGTTCGGGTCCCAAACCACCTGCACGCCAGAGACGATCGGCGCCGGATCGTGAAACTCCACACGTTTAACCGAGCCGTCCGGGTGGTATTCGATGGCCTTCACCCACGGACACGGCGTCGAATGTATCGCGCCGCAGAACTGGCATTTCGTCAGCGTGGCAACGCTTCCCGTCTTGTCTTCAGGCATTGGGGCGGCCCTCCTCAACGAAGCCGTTGTCGCGCGGATCAACCCACTTCATCGTCGGGAGCGGGGTTGCCATCAACATCGCGACATAGGCACGACCCTGGTCCGTCACAGCAGGAAAATCCTCTCGGTCAAGCAATCCGACATCGACGAGATGCGCGACGGTTGGCTCGTAGAGCGGCGCAAGCATGCGAGGGAACGGGCCCCGCGAGCCGTAATGATGCAGGATGATTTCGATCTCGAACGGCGTCATTCTCCGTCACCCCACAACGGGAGCGCCAGCAGAGCGACGAACAGGAACCAGCCCCAGCCCTCGATACCCTTGACCGCCATGAACCCGGCCGCGGCGATGCAGCCTAGAGACACCATTGACCGAACGACTATCCAAATCCACAAGGCTCCGTTCATGCGCTTCCCCTACCGGATGTTGATGTCAGGAACGATTGTCGACGGCTTGAACACCACCCGGTACTGAGCGGCGCTGACGTTGGCGCTGTCGAGCTGTTCGGCGAAATAGGTCACATTGTCGGAGAGCCCAAGGAAGTCCTTCTTGTACTGCCCCGGCCCGGTCTTGCACGTCACCGACAGTTCGCCGGCTTTGTCCTCATTGCCCAGCGAGCACAGCCCCTCGATCGTCAGCATGTACTCGCCGGTGATGCCGTTGTAGAACACGATGCGACGGGCAATTTCGAAGTTGTCGGCCGCCGTCGATAGGTTCTGTGATGCTGTGTCAGCGTCACTGCATGCCGCAAGGGCCAGCAGCCCAACAACCGCCGCCGCAATTCCGATAGCTCGTTTCATTCCTCATCCTTTCCGGCCGCACGCGGCCTGTGAATTGCGCAACGCCAATCGCCCGCGAGCTTCACGTTGCCAGTGGCAATGGCTGCCCTGAGGTTCACACCCTCGCCGTAGCAGGCTGGCTTGCCGCATACGTCACAGGTGAAAATCAGGACGCGAGCACCGCCGGGGATCTGATAGCTTTGCACCGGCATCATGCAGCCGACTCCCGAACATCGATCGGATACCGGCGTCGATCCCACAGCCGGCGATCTGGGGAACCCGAGTAACGGTACGTTTCCTGGTTGAACCAGAGCCCGACTTTGCCCTCGAAATCGCCATTGCGCTGCTTGGCGACGTTGACCACCACGCCGGGCTTGTCCATGAGCTGTTGACGTTCCGGAGAGCCTTCGGCCGAGGCCCGCAGTTCTTCCTCGTGCCGCCGGTTGCGCCACACAGAGACGATATTGAAGGCGTTGGCGCCAATCTCCATGGCACCCTTGATGTCATCGGTCTCGGGAGCGCCCGCGCCCTTCTCACCCTTGCGGGCATGGGCCACGAGGTGGAGGTGGACGGAGTGCGTAATGGTCCAGTCCACCAACCGGAAAATCACCTTCTCCTGGCCGTTGTAGTCGTCCCCGGCAATGCCGAGGCGCATCAGGGAATCGATGATGAACTGGTCACAGCCATACTTGGCGCGGGCATAGTCGAAAACCTCCAGCAGCCCGTCTACGCCAGCCTTGCCCACCCGGTCGTAGATCAGCAGCCCGCGGTCGAGGAAATCCAGCGCCTGGGCAATATAGCTGTCTGTCGGCCGGTCGAGATTGGTGGCCTGCTTGACCATGCGCTTGAGCGTATGCTCGGGCTTCATCTCGAGGCTGGAGAGGCAAATCCTCGACCCCTCCCACACCCAATGCACGGCGCAGTCCGAAAGGATTTGGCTCTTGCCGGCCCCGCTCGCCCCGGTCCACAGCGTGACCTCGCCCGGACGGAAATAGAGCTTGTCCGCTAGCTTGTCGTAGGGGACCGTGTACCCAACGCGCTGCCCGGCAACCGGCCAGAACAGCGCCGTGACCTCATCGACGTAATCCGCCGCGCGCCTCAGGCCCTCCGGGTCGAGGCTACGGGCGTTGGTGATACAGCGATCCATCTCCTCCTGGCTGATGCCCTCAACCAGGCACTCGTTGGCGTCCTTGCGCGGCAGCATGACCCGATAGCAGCGGTGCGCACCAAGTCGCCGGCAGATTTCAGAGGCGGCTTCTTCCCCAACCGGGTCCATGTCGGTCGAGACGTAAATCCGCTCGAACCGGGCGAGACGATCGAACTCGCTTTCGATCCAGCGCTGCTTGGCTCCGCCGCCACCGCCGAACGGCACCGACATGGCATTGCGCCCATAGGCCGCCCACGACATGGCGTCGATCTCGCCCTCGGTGATGATCATCTCGCGGGCATTGTCGGGGATGGCCTGCCAGCCGAACAGGATCGGCTCGCAATCGGCTGCAGTGGGTTTCGGCTTCTCGCCGTTCGCCGCCTTGCGCGCCTTGGCCATCGCCAGTTCGCCATTGGGCAGCAGGTACGGGAAGATGATTCGGTCGGCCTGCTCCCCGATCTTGTAGCGATTGAGCACGTCGGCCGGCAGGTTGCGATCCTGCGTCAGGTAGTCGAGCACAATCCCCTGCGGCGGCAGGCAGCTCGGCTTGGCGGGACGCTGGTATGTGGGCTTGGGCTCGCGGTAGGCCCGGGGGTTCTCGATGCCCAGCCAGCGCGAGGCGTCATCGATCGCCTCGGCCAGCGACAGCCCCTTGGCTGCGCACCAGAGGTCGAGCAGGTCGCCGCCCTCGCCGGTCGCGAAGTCGGTCCACACCCCGGCCTTGGGCCCCGACAGGTGCACCCCAAGGCTCTGGCCCTTGCCGCCAGTGACCGCAGCCGAGCGCCATTCCGCACCATCCCGCTTGCCACCGGGAAGGAGCATTTCCGCCACCGCCTGGGCCGACTGCGCCAACCGCTGCTTGATCTGGACGATATCGGCCATCAGAGCACACCCCGCATTTCAGGGTCGTCCTGCCAGCGCTCAAACCTTGCCGGGGCCTGAGGCGCGATCTTGCGAATCCAGTTGCGCCAGGTCGCCTCCCAGTCGAGCTTGACCCCTGCGGAACCGGGCTTGGCCACCCAGTAGTCGCGGAAGGCATCAGCTTCACGGCGTATCTTGTCGGCCGGCAGGGACGGGAACTCAGCCCTCGCCCATTCGCCCCACGGCTGCGGGAGTGTCCAGTTTGCCGGCAACCGAGTGCCCCGACGCTGCGGTTCGCGGCTCGGCGCCGCCGAACGCGGACCAGACGGACTATCGGTTTTATCCTCTGGGCTAGAGGGCATCTCTTCCCTCCTACTCCCTCCTCCCTCCTCCATCTGAAATTGGTTTTCCCCTTTTTGGGGAAATGTCCCATCCTTATCCGAATTGGTTTCCCCACTTTGGGGAAGTGCGACGTATTCAGCGATGTCGCCTGGCATCGGGTGCACGTCGTTGGGGGACTTGGGTTTCTGGTATTTCCGAAAATTGCGGATCGCACCAAACTTCCTTCCGCCAATATCGAACTGCCTGATGGCGTCCGCCTCCTCCAATTCGGCCAGTAACGAGACGACATCGACGCTATCGCCGGGGAATACGCTCATCTTGATCGTTACTGGCTTCCACTCGAATATCCCCTTGTCGTCAGCCTCGACGCCGAGGCCGATGAACAGAAGCCGCGCAAACGCGCTGCAGGGCACCAAACGGTCATCGCGGAAGAAGCCAGGATGGACGGATCGGATACGGCTCATTCCACATATGCCCCTTCGACTTCGGCAATCAGGTTGTCATAGGCGGCAAGGGCCGCGCGAAATGCCGGTACGCTCGGGTGCCGGCAAACTGGACACTCCCACAGCTCTTTCAGGAACTCGATGCGCTCGGGCGTCCAGCCGGCGGCATGTTCTGGCTTCGGTGTCTTCTGAGATAGATGGAAATTCATTGGCTGCCCCCAATGAGAATGTTCAAATGTCTGCCGGCACTTCGACCATGCCGGTCGCCAGTGGGAATTTCTGCCGAACTGCAAGCAACTGCGCCTCGGTGCCGGTCCAGGCGTACATGCGACCTTCCACCAACCCCTCGCAGGAGGTGTGGAGGAACTTTCCGCCGCTCCGCTCCTGGCGCAGATAGAACTTGTGCCTGGGGCCGGGCGGGATGAACTTCGGGATCAGCGGCGCGGGCTGGATCTGGGGCTCCGGCTCCACTACCGTCTCGGCGGAAACGGCCTTCTGCGGTGCCTCAACCGGCCTGGGGCCGCACTTGCCCCGGTTGTCGAGCTTGATGCCGGCCTCACTCAGCCGGGCCGATACGGTGGAAGGCGGGATGTCGAGTTCGGCCGCGATCTGCGCCACGGTCCAATCAGGATGCACAGACTGGCATTCCAGCACGCGCTCCTTGGCCGTGACCGGCTTGGGCGGCGGCTCTATGCCCTTGGCCTTGCGGATGGCGTGCATGATCGCCCGCACGCTACCCGGGTTGGCCCCAAGGTGACGCGCCATTTCCGTTGGCGTATAGTTGGGGTGCTGATCCAGGCCCACATTGATGCGGTCGGTCAGGGTCGGCTCAACCGTCGTCGGCTCGTCCTCGTCCTCCCAGTCCTCGGGATTGTGGAACGGCCCCTCTGGGCTGGTGTAGATGGCGCCGGAGGTCGATTCCTTGCCAACCTCAACCTCCGGCGCATCTTGGGCATCCTTACGCAAAACAACTGGCTTGCCCAAAAGCCTGTCCACCACCCGCATGGCGGTGACGATTTCCTCGCGCTCGCGGTCGAGGGCGTCCATGCTCTGGCCGATCTCGAGCAGACGATCCTGCATCGCGTCGAGCACGTCGAACGGATGTCCCGCGTTAACCCCTGCAACTGGCTTGGAACCGCTGCGTTCGGATGGCGATAGGGGGGAATAGGTGCTCATGCTGCCTCCGAACGAATGACGTGCCAGTCCCGGAGGCATGCGAGTGCCTGGTCGAGGCCATAGGTGACGCGGTAGGGAGCGCCGACGATGATGAGGTCGACCTTGAAGGCTTGCTGCTCAGGGCTGAGCTTGCCGGTCTCGGTCTTGAGTTCGATCAATCCGAGAGGAAGGCCGGGAGCGATCACCAGCAGGTCGGGAACACCTTTCGTTAGCCCGTACTGGCCCGCAGCTCGTTGGTTGGGTATGGACGCAACGCGGGTGCCCGGCAGCCCGAGCTTGCGCCAAGTGTCCATCACTGCCTTGGTGATCTGGGCTTCGCTGATGGTGGCCTTGCGAGAGGTCATGCGGCCGACTCCTCGAACATTTCCCCCTGCCGCGCGTCCTTGCGATCGAGCATACGCAGGACCGTCTCGCCGTGGTGCGCCTTGTCCCAGACGAACCACGCATTGAGCATTGGGGGCGCCCCCTGACCGGTGAAGTCGATACGCCAGCGCATGACATAGACCCGGCTGGGCGGGTACTTGGCCCAGAGCGCGGCGCGGCCCGACGCCCCGGTCCAGTTGACCGGCAGGAGCAGCGCCATGTAATCCACGCCGAGCCGTTCGAGCGCATGGCGCACCCACCCCGGATCCGCGTTGCATTCCTGAAAGGGCGGATTGGTAACGATGGCGCCGACTGGAGCGCTGGCGTAGTCGTAGAAGCTCTGGATCTCGGCGCCGCAACCGCGGTCGACCAGATCAGACGCATAGACCATCAGGCCAAGCGCCATCATTTCGCGAACCATGGCACCGTCGCCGGCGGCCGGCTCCCATACGCCGCCAATCTCTCGCAGGCGGCCGATTTCAGCCGCCAGAAACGCCCTGGTAGGCTCGGGCGGCGTGGGATAGAAGTCGTCAGCCTCACGCTCAAGGCCGTCGTCTACCTTGGACCATTCCCCGTCCAGCAGGCGCACCGTGGGCTTGCTCTTGTTGCCGGTGGCGCGGAACAAGCCCTTCGCAGATGCGGTCAATGTCTTTGCCCCCAATACGAGGCCGCCCGCCGCAGCGGAGCGGCGAGGTGTCAATCGGATAGGTCGTGGTAGTAGTCGGTCAGTCCGCTATGCGGTCGTCCATTTGCCGGGCTGCCGCCATCAAATCCTTGGCCACGTCCAGATGCTTGTGCGCGGAGCCCATCCAGATGCGCGCGACCAAATTCCTCATCGCCGACGGCAAAAGCGGCCTCAAGCGCAGCAATCCGCGCCTCCAGAGCCCGATATTCAGCTTGGCTTGCTCTGACACTGTTGGCCTCCTCGGCAGCGCCGATCCTCTTGCCGATCAGCCGCTCAATGGCGCTGACCTCGTGGGCGCGCGGGACCGCAGCCTCCGCACCCTCCCACAACGATTTGATGCGCCTGCCGGTCAGGTTGAGCAAGGCCGCCAGCCGTTCCTTGCGGCGCTTGTCATTGTCCAGCGGCCAGCGCTGCCGGCCATAAATTCTCAGCTCGCGCGAGATCACTGCGGCGCTCATTTTGTCAGGCGCTCCGTATTTGTTCGACGATCCCAATTTTTTGTCCTCGGGGTGTGGTTGTGTTGCTTTCGACAGCAACCGCCACCACGAAAGGGATTTGGGCGATGCGAGCCAAATCGATCGGGACACTCTGCCAGGAGGTGATCGAGAGGCTGCGAATTGGAGCCGTGCCGCTCTACGCAGATGCGGAGCGCACGGGGAATGGGGCGGCGACCGGCCGGGAGCAAATCGAGGAAAGATGCGTCACGAGTGACCGGTCGCCTGGTGCGGACATCACCCCGCACGTAGGTGGCGCCGAGGCCGAGGGAGGAACACAGCCTCGGCGCCTCTCGGAGAGGGAGGACGCCCCCGAGAATGGAAAGAAGCGAACCCGGACCAGTGACGGATTTTCCATCCGACCGCCGGGAAAGAGGCCGGGACCGAAGCCCCGGCCAGTCGGGAGGAACAGGGATGCAAGTGACAGACAGAAACCGAGCGCCCGGCCCGGAAATCTGGCTGACAACCGACGCCACATGGCGACGGCCCCGGCGATCACCGGGTGTAACGGCACGGAAGCCCCACTGGAGCAAGCCGCAGCTCTGGCCGTGCCGTTTCATCTGGTGACCAGCCACCATCATGCGTCCTCGCTATGAGCGGGAGCGCCAGTCAGATGATGGCGGAAGACTTCAAGGTCTTGATCGAGGGTGCGGATGACGAGAGGGCGGAAGCGGGCGATAATATACCCAGGCTCCCAACATTCATGGCGGAGGAGCGGCCGCACGATCTCCACCAAGCGAACGCTGTGGCCGAAGTCTGGGTCGGCGAACACGTCTCGCACTGTGTAAACGCGACCATACTTGAGCCCGTCCAGATCGCCACTCAGCTCCACGCCGTCGGGGCACGGACTGGATTTCGGACTATCATCGACGCACACGCACTTCGCGCCCGGCACAGCCCACTCGTAAGCCATCACCTGACCTCGCTCTCGTATTCATGGATGGGCTCGACCGGCGGCTCCGGCTTCTTGCGCAGCCCGTAGAAGCAGCACCCGATAGCCCCGACAATGGCCGGCGCGATCCCATACCGAGACAGACCGAACGCCTGCAGCCCCAGCGCAAGGAACAGACATGCCAAGCATGCGCCGCAGCCTATTGCCGCCAGTAGAGGAAGGTGATCGCGGATCATGCTGCATTCTCCCCGGTGAGGCTCGCGGCCTTGGTGCAGGACCAGCAGTGCTTGTTC